AGCTTGTAACGTCAATATGCTCGTCGTGTTTAGCGTTAGGAAATGTAGTTACTTGTTGCAAATACGCTTCATTCCAATTGTCTTTAACTAAACATACCCTTCCGCCTTCTATAAATGGCGACGAAGCCCTCGCCCTTTCAATTTTAGAATACCTTACAAAATCGGTTTTTAGTTCCGATACATTAAAGTTTGTTTCGCGCCTTAGTAATTGCACTAATGATTTACCGGACGCTTTAGGCTCGACCAATATTTGTTGTATTGGCACCCCGCAGCTTTTAACAAACGACTCAATAAACGTTTTAAGTTCTGGCATTTCCAAGTACTTATCTATGCTTTTAAGTATGTACAAATTGCCGTCTTTACCTTTACCGCTTATTTGTATTCCCGTAGGGTCGTTCCTAGTGTCTTTTGTATAGGCACCATCAATAAACATTTCCCAATGTACATCGCCCGGAAGTTCTGCTTTATTAAGAACATTAAACCAATCCTTACGCCATTCCCCACCCTCTTGCGGCGAAGGCTCTTGCATATACTGACCGCTAAAGGTATAACGGTCGGCTTGCCTAATGGCTTCTAATTCGTCAAAGCTATGTTTGCTAGGCCAAAGTGCGTTGTTATCTTCATCTAGCGCTGCCAGCTTTAAATGGTGCCACTCCTCGCCACTACCACCGTCTAATAAATACCCGCTCAAATCGTCCTCGTGTAGCCTTTGCATAATAACTATAATAGGCACGTCCCTGGTATTTACCCTGGACCTAATGGTAGTATTGTATCGGTTATTAATAAACGAACGTTTAACATCTGAAACGGCATCGTCTGGCTTTAAAGGGTCATCAATAATAATAGCACC